GCATTTATTGTTGCTGTATATGCTGTAATCCATGCTGCATTATCCCACATCAACATTGTGCAGATGTTGTGGAATATCTCATGGAGAAGGATTGATACAACATGCTGGCCGAACAGCTTAGGATCTCTCGATACCGCGAATCTGAACAATCCGTTCGATACGACTATCCTCATTCTGAAACCGTTCAGTTTGAATCCATACTTCTTGGAGATTGTTACCTTCTCATGTACTGGGTCAAGACGATTTACCGAGGTATATCCAACGATATCCTCATCATCAACAACTGACAAATCGATCTTACAATCGAACTGTCTCTCAAGCTCTTCAATTGCTCTGTTCCAGTTAGGATCGAATCTGAGTTTCTGAGCATCAAGAAGTCTGTCTTCCTTGATATAAGACTGAGCTTCACGAGCCTTGTTGATAAACTTGATAGCATTTACGATACCCGAATTATCGAATCTCATGTACTTGAGTTTTGTTGGGTCAACAGCTGTAGATGCAACTGACTCAGAATACATATCAACATTTGTTGGTTTTACATCATAACCGAGTAATGAGAATAACTCATAACCCATGTTCGATGATTCATTGAATGTTTCATACAGATCGATCATCTGTGAAGATTCGCCGATGTTATCATCTGTTGGCATATCTCCGGGAGCTTCTGCGCCGAACATTGTTGATGGAGTATCTTCTTCCTTAGGAATAGAAGACATAGAACCTTGATTTGCATCTGCATTGAATACAGGATCAGGTTCTGCGTCAGTAAGATCAGAATCATCTGATATGAACTGCTGAGTGAGTTCTATGTTCTGATTCTGAATAGCATCAAGTCTGCTATCGATTCTTCCCGATATGTTATCAAGTAATGCTGCTAATGCACGAATGATTGCATCCTTGTTGCTATCAGCCCGTATGTTAGATGGTGCGATAACCATATCCTCATTGACTTTGATTGTCTTGATCTTATCATTACACATTACCTGTGCGGGAATCTGATAATCCTGTATTGCTGTCTCGAGTGCAGCAACAATGTTGGGAGACTTCTTGATCTTTTCTTCAACCTGAAGTTTCAACTCTTTTGGAGGAATCTTGAATATCTTCTTCAACTTCTCCTCACGAGTATCTTCTTCCGTTGATACATCTTCCGATTCGCCGATCTTTGTTGTCGGAGGAGGTGCAGATGTAACTGTCTTTGCTTTACTTAATGCAGAATTCAATGAGTCCGTTGATGCATTCATACCAACATCATGAGTGCCGGTAGAATTCGGGTCAGATGTATTTACATCAGCTTCAACGATTTCTTCATCATTCTCATCTATCAATGAATTTAATAAACTTGAATTCATATCATGCTTTACCACCTTTCTTCTTATTTCTTAACTTTGTTGATTCTTTGCATAATGTAAACACACATCAAACAGATGTGTGCTTTGACTATCTCGCCATCATATCCATACTTTCTACGAAGAGGAATGATGACTGGTTCCCCAGATATACATCTATCAACCGCCGAAGGCATTGTCTTTATTCTGGATATAAACTTGGTGCTATTTATATCAGATAAAGAATTGCCTTCTTGGATGATAAACACATAAAAGATTTTATCGATGATATTTCCCAAATCGGAATATTTCACCAATTGAGAGTATCGATACAGTTCAGCCTTCTTGACATGACGTATATCAGATATAGCTGAATACAGATTGGAATTCTCTTTGGCGTATAACTCATCACCATTCTTCAGTAATCCGATTAAATCGGATCTGACTTTGGATAAGTTTCCGGTCAATTCAGTTTGATCTCCATTGCCCGAAGTATCTTCATCTGTCATGTAGTTTTTATTCTCGATATTCTCGTAATACTTGGAAGCCAACCAACACATTGTTTGGTTGAATGAATTACGTAAACGATTCATGAAATCAACTATCAACTTTGGAGTTGGAGTCAATAACAACTTCCTCCAGTATGCTTCATAACAAGATTGAACAATACCAAGAATCCAATCTATTACAGATTCAGAATGTTTGATATCATATTTATTCGAGAGATGCATGTAAGTATACTCCATACACTTCTCATTGAATATCACTTTCTTTGCAAAATACTTGTTGAACATCAATGAATATATCGACATTCCAAGTTGTTGTTTTGCAGATTCTTTCAGTTTATGATATCCAAGTTTCTCTGCATGCAACATAACCATTGCATGCAGAGTATTTATTGGAACTTCGGTGAATGTTTTGAAGTTGTTTACCGCGGATACTTCTTTGGATATCGCAATCAATATCTTCTTTAATGAAGCATTCGTATATCCAAACAAAGCCAAACAATCATCAATGTATTTGATTGGCCATTTAACTTTGCCCGCGGGATATTTCTTTGATAACATATCAGAGTTATCATTTAAGAAAGTATCACCGTATTGAATATATGAATTACGACAATCAGCTTTCTGTAAACATTCATCAATGTTATTCATAAACTCACGAAGAATATCTGATTTGACAAACTCATCAGATTCGTATATCAAATCGATACACTCTTCTTCTGTCAATAAGAATTGTTCCTGAAACAGATTAAACAAGTTTACACATCTCCTTTCTTATTGATGTATCATAAGAAAAAAGATTACTTGTTTCTGTTCTTCTTATTCTTCTTTGAGTATGACTTGGGAGCTTCCTCTACAGGAGTCTCTTCTGCAGGAGTCTCATCTGCTGTCTCCTCTACAGGCTCTTCCGCAGGAGCTTCCTCATTCTTGAATTCGGGAATCTGTGAAGAACTGTACTCGGATAATTCACCGGTGTATTCTCTTATACCGACTTGCAGAGGTATCTCTTCCTTTGCAGGCTCTTCAACGGGTGTTTCATCAGGAGTCTCGACCTCAACAGGGATATCATTCTCGATTGCTTTCTCGATAACTTCCTCAGCCTTGGATTCCTTCTTAGGCTTCTTAGGCTTCTTTGCTTCTTCCTTCTTAGCAGCCTCTTCCTTCAGAGCTTCCTCGGCTAAAGCAACACCGGGATTGAAGATTGCATCGATGTTATCGGGAGTAATCTGAGTAAGAGTATCATCAGCAACGAACACCTTGAGAGTACGTATCTTGATGATCTTTGCAACCTGTTCCTGAGTTGCTTCTACATTCTTAACGGGGGCGATAGCCTTGAGTCCAGGGATTAAGCCTTTACCTAAAACATTTACTTTCATTTTTAAAACCTCATTTCATAATTATTTTTCATTATTCATTGCATTTCGAATCTTGTTTATTGCATAATAGGATTCTGATATCAAATCAGTTTTTATTCCCATAGCAGATAAGAACAGATCCGCCTGCAACAGTGTTGGTTTATCGAACACACCTGTCTTGATGTCTGACAAAGATACTGAACCTTTCTCAGCTATCTCTGCAGTCATTGCTTGGTATTCAGTAACATTATCACCACGAGCACCGATGATTTCGGATAGTACAGTATTTGCACCAACACCCGCAAGAAGTTCATTCTCCATGCCGGTCATAGTACCACCCTTAGAATCGCCTTTAGCTTCTCCAGTCATAACATCAGTATCCGTATCATCCAGAATCAATCCGGTCTTCTTGGTTACCAATTGCTGGAGGCGTTTAATGTTGATATATCCAACCAATACAGGTTGTCTCGATCTTACCGGTCGGTCTGGGTTCGACGATAAATGGGGCATATAGATGTATTCGAACAGCTTCACATCGATAACCTTTGCAGCTTTCTCAACATTCTCCCACATTATCTTTCGACTGTTATCGCCGAATTCTTCGATATCACATCTGATTTGTGATTTGTCATCATTCAAGAATTCTTTAATATACTTATCGAATTCCGCATCATTCATTGTTTGGAATTTATTACGATACTTCTGAGCATTTATTCCAGAAGGATCTAAAGCTTTTAAAACTCCATCAATCATATCTTGAACTTTCTTACGACGTTCATTCATATATTATCAATCTCCTTTCCTATTATAAGTATGCTTTGTGTAAATATAACTCATTGAGTTTATTATACGAGATGCCGATTAATGCTTTATTGGTATCTGAACCAAACGTAGTTTGAGCATCACCTGTTACTTCGATAACCAAAGCATCGATACCTTCTGAAGTTTTATCAAAGTAACAGTCTACAGTTATACCGGATATACTCAAACGATTACACTGTTCAGCCAACTTGTCTTTGATAGTCTGGGGAATACTGGGATCATCTGCATATTCCATTAAGTATGATTCTATATCGATACCTATCTCGGGTAATGATGGATACTGACCCGGTTTCATAAACAACAACGTGAGAATTGTGTTTATGCACATCTCAAATGTAGATATCACTTTGGGTTTATACATTGAATCTGTATCCAGTAATACATCATATCCAAGCTTCTGGAATATGCGTGGATACTTTCTATCTACTTCAGATAGTTTGATTCCTTTCGTATCTAACATATTTAATCACCTCTTTATTCTGGACGATTGTTATCGCTCTTCACATAGTCATTGATGAATTCATCATACTTCTTATCCATTATCTTTATATAGTGCTGACCACTCTTGCCACATTCATATTCCATCATTGCATCTTTTCTATGCTCAATATCTCGATTATGCTCCATATAAGAATCATTGAATCCGCCCTGCTTTATTTCAACATGTAAATTCAAACTGGGTAAGAAGAAATCTGGAATGTATAAATGCTGGGTGCCATCTCCCCACTTATACCAGAAATCCTGGGGAGATGGACAGATGATATCTTCAGGAGACCATCCCAAAGATTTCAACTTATCCAAGAAATCAGCTTCATATGAACCGATGATTCTGAACTTATGTTTCTCATCCCAGATGTAATCCTTTGCATCATGATGATTATATAACATCTTACGCTGTTGAGAAGCTTCATTGAGTAAGTGTTCCTTACCATAAACCTTCACCATACGTTCTTTCATCATCTTTACATATGCTTCTTTACATGCGGGATTCGAACAGAACCTGTCATATTTCAACGAGCTCTCATTGAACTTAACTGGTTTCTCTTTGCACATAACACACAACCGTCCCATTGGTTTATGTACCAATAATGAATATGCAAATTCCAAAGGTTCACAACCTTCCGGAATTTGGTCATTATGTGCTTCTGCAACATGATTGCAGTATTTCTGTTTATTATTGAATATCTTTGAACAGAATCTACATTTTGTATTTCTCATGAGAATCATT